AACTTGATCGTAAGGAACGTTTTTGATAATCCACTGCACAATCTCGTCGTGATATTTCGCCTTACTCATACCGTTGAATTTCATATCAACTGCCTGTCCGAGCATATGCTGCGAGGTTGTTGATCCTCCAGATGGAATATAATCTCGGAATCCTGATGTGAAATACATTCCAGGGAACTTGGTCTTGATTGGATCTAAACAGTTTACTGCCAAACAACGCATGTTTGCAATCATATCTGCTTTACTGAATCCGCCATACGCCCTCAACTTACCCTTGACCATTACATCTTTCAAGGTAAACTTATCAGAGATTTTCATCCCATAATTTACGCCATTTGAAATATTAATATCTGGAAGTTTGGTTCCAGTCTTAGTTACATTACATGCAGTAGGTGCGACCTTTCCGCTTTCTGGACTACTTGATCCTTCTTCTCCAGGAGTCGCACTATCCTCAATACCTGCAGCGTTGCTATCTGCAATACCATCTTCGCCATCATAATCCATGCCCTTTGCTTCTTCCGGAGAGACACCACCGCCGCCTCCAACAAATTCAGGTTCACTTGGGGTCATCGGTGAAACTGGATCTGCAACAATAGTAATATCAGGAGGAGTCCCATCTGATGCTGTTACTGCAGAACCTGAGACGCTTCCAGGACTTACTGTAATGACTACACCATCAACATTGGTCTCCCCGCCACCCTTGACGTTCATAGTAGAACCTGCTTGGATATTTGTCGTATCAGATGCTTTGATGTTTGTCTCTGCGCCGTAAACATTCGCCTTCGCGTCGGACTTAATGTTAATATCAGAGGTAGCATCAATATTAATCTTGTTGTTGGACAGAATATCGACGCTTGTCGCAGATCCAAGACGCCAAGAACCTGAAGTGGCAGAGTCAATATTACCATTGACATCCATTGAATAGTCGCCATCGACGCGAGTTGCAAAGGTTCCTTTGACGGCAAGGTTCATGTTGCCACCGACCTTCCAGTCAACGTTTCCATGTGTATCGATATTCGTATTACCACCAACTGTAAGATTACAATTGTTTGCTACGTAAATATTGCAACTACCACCAACGTGAACGTTTGCCTTACCTTCAATAGTAATAACACCATTACGATCGATAATCGTATAACCGTCACCAATAATTTTATTTACCTGCGAACCATCTGGTCGCATTTCCTGGAACGTACCTGATTTATGATTCAGAGATACACGTTCTGCATTTGGCGTGTCATCAAATTCCATAGTGTGCCCAGATTCACTCTGGTAGGTATGGTTGTATGGATACTCTGCAGCAAAGGCAGACTTCGGTTGAGAGACAGATTCCCCTGTTCTACCAGCAATAGGTTTGGAAGTGGTTCTCTGCGCATCATGCTGACCATGGATTGTTTGATCCTCTGGTAGCGCCTTAGTTTCTCCTGGATTTTTCCCAACAGCAAGCGCATTAACATCTCCATTACCTGCCTCGAGATATTCTTTTTTAGGATATACGTTATTTGGATCCTTATATCCCTTACTGGGATCGGTATCACGAAGTCCTTCGTTGGTAGGTTGATTTGCAACAGTTGGTTTCGCTTGAACAAGTTCTGCAGGATTGGGTGCCGAGATTGTCGGTGATCCAGGTTTTGTTTGTAGAAGTTCGTCTAATAATTTGTTCGCAGAGAATCCAACACCAAAGAAATCTTTAGATGTTTTTCCATTAGAACTGGTTTTAATCAATCCATTTGCGAACTTAATCGCTGTGTCGATTCCCTGACCATTAGCAACAGACAACATTCCCATGATAACATCTTTAGGTGAATCCGCTGTAATTGCCTTAGAAGAAAGTAGCGATTTGATATTTCTATCAAGCAAAGAAACCATTGCATTGTTTTGAGCGCCTGGATCATTTAGAAATCCACCACCGCCACCACCAAGGTTAGTAATCTGTTCGATGTAGGTATCATCGATAATTTCTGTAATTTCTTTTTCGTGGGTGTCAACCAAAGAAGTAACTGTAGATATTGCATTCGTTAGATTTTCAACAGAAGGTGCACTTCTGAATGGATCAAAAGAAACATCAATTGCTTCATTTACCGCAGATGTTTTTGTATCGATCTGTTTGGAAACCAAATCAAATGCAACCCTAGTTTCGGTTGGTAGTTTAACTGAATTGGTAATTAATGCAGTAGCAGATTTTACAGCAGAAGAAGTAAGCGCCTTTGTCATGGTCTTGACCATTTTATTTGTAGTGCTTAATACTTCATTCGATCCTGTTGCAGATGTTGTCAACGCAATCTTTGTAGTAAGACCAGACCCCTCTTTAGAAAGAGTACTTTTAACAGAAGAAACTGCTGCCCCAACAGAACCATTTGCTTGGTTGACAACTGTATTTGCAGTCGCTGCTGCACTACCGACCTTTGCAGTCCAAATTTTAGGATCCGCAAGAGCAGCAAAGTTTAAGTTGTTACCAACATTTCCGATGTTGGTTGGGATTGGAAGTTTTAGTTTATTGAGCGCATCGAGCGCAAAGTTTTTACCAAGATTTTTGCCAATCAATCCACCAAGACCAAACTTCGCGAGAGAATCAGTCGACTGTTCTCGAATCCAAGTTTTCTTCGTCAGCACTGAAATATCAGGAACATTCTTTTTGATGTTCTGTAATGTCTTTTCGATAGCATTGGGTGCAACTGCACCGACAGTTTGCAGCGCCTCTAGATTGAAACCATATGCCCCAACTTTACCACTATCTGAAATCGAGGAATGCGAACCGCCACCAACGTCATGCGCGATGGATCCCATCAATTGCTTGATTTCTGTATCGGACAGAATCTTACTTATTTTGGTGTTATCTAGAATTTTAGATAAGTCTTGGTCGAGCAGAACATCCAACATTAGATAAAGTTCCCGTTCTTAGTAAAGTTTTCCATGAAGCACTTATACAATTCTCGTTTGTGTTGATGGTTCTTATTAATGTCAAGACCTGTTTGTTTAATCAAAATTTCAATAGCATTATTACCCACCAGAGAAGAAGTCTTGACGCCCTTATACTGATAAAAAGCAAGGCAGCACTTGGCACTAAATTCAACGCTGGAGTTTACTTTTTGTGGATTGGACACTAGATCCTCTCCAATTATCTTACCAATTTTCGCAAATGCATCTTTACCAGTAATTTGCACAAAAGAATGTCCACGGAATTTATATCCATCTAATGGAGAGGTGGTTACAATATTACAATCTGCATTACCAAGTCCCTTGCTTTTATCACCATAGATAAAGTTTGCCATAGCAATTGGACCTGCTGCCTTTAACTGACGAGCAAATGCTTCACCTCTATTACGAACTTTCCTAAAGTTCTTCAGCATGGTGGCAACTGACCAATTGGTATTTTCGGCAATAGGGGAGAAACGAGATTCAACACCAGCAATTGCCAGAAACGCCGCAGTTGCTTCGTTGCTATATCCTGCTGCCTTACATGCTTTGACAATCTGATTAATATTTGATTTATTACCACTTGCCATAATGTTTTTTGCAAAACTGCTACAATTACAATTCTTTAATTTTTCGAGAGCAGCAGGATCGACCTTATTGGCACCACCGCCGCCATCGCTGCCACCAGAGGTAGGAGAATTGCCTGAACCATCACCGCCCCCTCCGCTGCCATTGCCCGCAGGAACAGCATTAATTGTTCCAACGAAAGCAGGTTGTTGACCTTCTGCTCCGTCCATGAAGAATCCCCACACCCACGTACCTTCTACTGGACCAGTCGGCGACCAACCAATACCAGAAGTGCTGGCACTATTTGCTGGCATAATTGGCATCGCCCAAGGAAGGTCGTCGGTCGGTAATTGCTCTTTATCGTCTGTATGATATCCAAGAATTCTTAGTCTCACACGACCAATACGCATAGGATCGCTACGATCTTCGACACATCCGAAGAACCAATAAAAGTTTGAATCATTATTTGAAAAGAAATTATCTGCCATTTTTATCTCACGAAATATAAGGACCTGGATCCTGGAAATTACCATTTAATCGAATCTCGAAGTGTAAGTGGTGCCCAGTAGAACTTCCTGTGCTATTGCACTTCATAATTTGCTGTCCAGCCTTTACCTTATCCCCAACCTTGACTGATAAAGAACCTTCGACAGCATGTGCATATCTAGATGTATATCCACCGCCGTGATCAATCTCAACACGAAGTCCGTATCCCTTCTTACGGTTTCCTGCGTCTTGCCACCCTGCTTTAGTAACCGTGCCTGCTTTAGCAGCATAAATTGGTGATCCCTTGGGAAGCGCAATATCATAACCCTTGTGACTGGTCGATCCGACACCACCTGGAGATTTTCTCGGTCCAGGTTTACTGGAAACTCTACCCTGCCCACCAGTAGGATGCGTCCATCCTGCTTTATTTACTGGGCCAGGAGATGACGGAGATGTGCCATTTTGTTCTTCTAGTGCTTCCGTATCATCTGCAGCAGGAGGAGTTGGTGGTGGTGCACGCTCAATTGCTTGGAACGAGGTATGGAACGAATCCTTAGCAATTTCCAAAATCATATTATGTGCAATTGGGGTCATCTTATGGTGAATCGCAGTGATCATCCAAACACCAGAAAGAAACGGATCCCAGAGGTTTTTGGGGTCTGACTTATCTGCACTGTCCCCTACCTTGGGATATTTAAAATTGACAATCTTGCCAACTTCAGCATCAGTTCTTCCAGGAACTGTAATATGCATGCGCAATCCAGAAATGTCCTCAAGAACACTTTGACGCATCCCCAACCATTTATCTGGTGCATAATCTAACATTTCATCGTCACTTGTAGTAAGAACTTTTCTGTGCACAGGACGGAAGAAACGTTTAGATAATGCCGAACGAGTCACGTTGGCAGGATATGTCATATTATCCTTTGAACCTTCATCAAATGTTGCTTTACCATTTTCAACACGGTAATTTTCCATGTGAATGATATCAGGATACGAATATGAATAATCATGCGGTGCATTCGTCGCTTCCTTAATCATAATATCGAAAACCGTCGTAGTGCTGGCAAACCTTCCTTGATCCTGTGACTTTAAAATATCTACCTGCTCACTAAATCGAATATCAGATACAGTATTGAATCCTTTGTCTAGTGCTGGTTTAGAAGTATCAAACGTCAACCCATCACTCAAATCTATTGTAGGATTGACAGGTTTTGGTAAATACACATATTCAGCAAATACAGAACTATCATCTAATTGACTCTTGATCAAATTATCAATAGAAGTAAAGTAGAATTGCCTAGTAGTTTCATAAAACAAGAAACTCGGTGACTTTTGTTTTGCCCCGATAGATCTCTGCGCTACATAATTGAGGCAACGGAATGGTGACCACATATTTGCAACGAATGCAATTTTACCTTCGTGTGGAGTATCTGCGATGATCATCGGCGTTTCATCTTTATTATCTATTCCGCCGAAGCAACGTTTTTGCTTCAGGTAATCAGTATAAAGTTTATCTGCGATTTCGTCTGTAGTGCCTTCGTACTTTTTACTTACTTGAGTGATATTATCACTGACTGCTTCCATCGAGCAGAAGTATAATGCATACATTTGCTCGCGGTCGGCATTTAGCATTCTATTTTTAATAGAATAAATTGAAAATGTCTTTTTAATACTCTCGCCATATTCATCACCAAACGATGGAGTCTGAATCCAGAGGTTTAAAAGTTCGTCGCCGACAAGAGGCAGCCCAGAAAGAAGTTCTTTCGAGTCAACAACAATCAAAACACCCTGTAATGCATTCGAGAAAATATCTTCATAAATGTTAAGTTCGACGATAAAATTTTTGATGTCGAGAACTTCGCCGTTGACACTTTGAATCTCAACAGTCTTAAAAGATACGTCACCTGGATTTGATAGATATTTTGAATCCGTCATATTATACTCTAATTAATCTTTGGAATTCCGAAACAAACTTCCCAATTAACTCTTTTGGAATATACTTTATTTGTCGTTTCTGCTCATTTAATTCGACTTCATAGTCCCAGTTTGATACTGGTTCATGTTCACCCGATGAAATTTTCCCTGGATTGTAATCTACAATAATTCCCTTTGGCACACCCTGTGATGCAAGTTTATCTGTTGTTCTGTAATGATGGACTGCTTGGTAGATATTATTCTCACCGTATTTTTCTACACAATATGAATAAAGATCTCTATCTTTT